GTTTTCATTATGATGTTTCCGTACTGCTCGTTGAATATCAGTTAGTAGTGTAGCCCACTCTAGTTTGCTTGTACCTAGGAAGTGCATAAAGTCTTGCACACCTTTTTCAAGTAAACCGTCATAGCGTAGTGCAATCAATCTTTTAAGTACAAGATGTACATCGCACATATTCTGACCACCCATTGACCACCCATTAAAATGTTCATTTGGATATTGTTTAGGATCACTGTACTTCTTCATACGCTGATACCAATCTTCTGCGTCAGCGTGATTTTCACCTTGTAGAACGTTTAAAAATTTACAGTTGCCGTTGCGGTTACGAATAAACCAATCGTTGTTAATGTAAGTACCTTGTACTGCTTCCATGTAACTAGTGATACCAGTTGCTTTTTGTCCTGCAGGCGAACGTGCTACCCACGCAGGAATATCAAGGATCATACCATAGTCCATATAAGCATCCATCCACGTAAGCACCTGCTCACGTTTCTTTTGTGCTTTTGGACAGCTAGGATCTTTCCAATCACCTTCCCAAACGCCTTTACCAATCTGGAAGCCGCCTGAGTCGCCTAGTATCCAACTGTTGTTACGATCTCTGTTACGCACCATATCTTCTTTTGGAGCATGCTTGTTTACATCAAGATCGGCATGACCTGCAGAGTAAAGTGTCCAGTGATAATTAAACAATCCATCCTGCTTATTTAGGTAGTTAAGACTTTCAACACCATTTGTAAAATTTGAAGGAATACGTGCAGGATCTACATAGTTATCAAAACGTTGTTTACCTACGTAAGTGGCATAAAAGCCACTTAACGCAGGAAGAAAAACAGCATAATCTTTTTGTGTTGCAGTTAAGTCTCTATTCATTACTTACTCTGAGCTGGAAGAATATAAGCGTATTTTGCCATACCCGAATCTACTGAAATTTGCATTGCACCTTGATCTGAAATACTCATAGTTAAATCACCATCTAGATTTAAGATACTTTGTACTTGTGCTACTGGCCAACTCCAGGTGTGTTGTAAACTTCCCTCAACACCGTGTTGAAAAATAAACTCGCCTGCGTGTGTGCTTGCATCACCAAAGCTAAACACTAGATTGCCATCTTCTGTTTTTACTTTGAAAACAGTTTCTTCTGAATGTGCTGCACTTTGTAATTTCATACGTGCAATAGATGCTACGCTTGGTGTAAAACTTACATTCCAATTTGCACCTTTGAACTTAACAGTTTTAAGTTTTTCCTCAATGATTGCTTTGTTCATAAAGCGATAATCATTCTGAAAATCACCTGCGGCATTTTCAAAGTGAATGTGTGTCGGAACTGTTTCACCATTACGTTCTGCTTCGACAACTTCAATCTTTGCGTCCTTTTGGTACTCAGGATTTTTTAAATGCAAATTTAGTTTGTCTAAGTTAGGCATACCAAATGTGCCTTTAAACTCTTGTATTGATGAGTGTGTTTGTGCTGATAAAATAACAGAACGATCTTCTGCCATTGAGTCAATTTGTGTGCCTTCTTCGTTGCTAACTTTAACCAAACTAAGAAATCCTAGTGAGTGTGTATGTGCAACAATATCTTGTAAAATGTCTTTCATGTGACTGTTTCTCCATTGAATAAAGTTATTATATTGTCTAAGCCTTTGTTTGTCAAGAACTTTTCTACTGTATATTTAGGTTTAAAGCCTAGTGCCTTCATTTTTTCTGTATTAGCGCAAGTCCATTCTCGCTCTCCTGGGGTATTTAGACGCACCGGCAAATCAGGTGCTAAGTCTTGGATCCTAACAGGATGCCCCGTACCAATATCAACCACTCCGTTTACATGTGTTTTTCTAATTAGTATTTCGATTGCATCTAGAACATCTTCAATATGTATAAAATCTCTATAATGTCTGGTAACATATTCTAATTTACCATTTTTTAATTTATTAAAGAACATGTTTTCTCTAGGACAATTATCGGAATACACTGTATGAAAACGCATACCTAGTGTATTTGGATAACGCTCCCCTAGTTCTTCAAGTATGTATTTACTAGCCGCATAAGGGTTCAAATCGGGCTCGTATGCGCTCGAACTGCTCGCATACAGTATACGTGTATCAGGATAGCGTTCAAACAGTCTGCGGCTTGCTTCTACATTGTTAAACCAGTACCCTGCAGGATCTTTTAAACTTTCACGTACACCACTTTTACCTGCTAGATGTATAATTAGATCAAACTCTTCTTTTAAATCACATGTGAGCAAGTCTTGTGTTTGGTTTAGCTTATCTCTATCCCAACCGTCAATTAAGTCAATACCTATTACTTGATTGTTCTTTTTTAATCTTTTTAGTAATGCAGAGCCTATAAAGCCTCTATGTCCTGTTAGTAAAATCTTCAATTTGCTATTCCTTGTTCTTGGAACCATTGCAGATATTCTAAAGTGTTACCCCAGTGAGATATAGCTCTGTGATGATGTACAATTTTTGCTAATGGATAGTCATTACCGCCTTCATCCATAGAGTCTCCAAAAAACCATAAAACATCTTCCGGATCAAAATCTTTTTTAATTTGACTTTTGTCCATTCCTTTTGGACTTATATCTAGTCCTGTTTCTCCGCCTACTTTTGCATCGAGTTCTGTAAAGATTAAATTAAAGTTATGTGCAATGAGATCACGCTCGTTATATTCTGTGTCCCACGTAACATATTTTGCACGTTCTATTTTATCTGCGTTACGTCCTACAATACTAAAGTTACACATACCGGGACGATGTTCAAAGTGTAAGCCTGTCCGTAAAGGAAATGCACTAGCACTTAGTTGCTCGCTTAACCATTCTTGTGCTGTTTCTGGAAGAATCCATTTGTTTTGACGTACATTAACTTCACCTTCCCATACATCATTACCATTACAATTATAAACTCTAACACAGTTGTTGTAAATATCTTTGCCAATTTGTTCTATAGTTTTGGGTTTATCACTTCCTGTTACCAAATAAACATCATTACTCTTACAAAAATCTAAAAAGAAAGATTTAAATTTAGGACTCATTATACCTCTGCTAGGAGTAAGTGTACCATCCACATCAAATATAAACTTATTCATTTGGACCTTCGCACCATGCTGTTTCAGTAGGAGGTAGATCGTAAGACAGTTCTCTCCAAGCATCTTGGCATTGCCATGCATATTCATATTCTGCAATACGAGTAACTCTGGGTTCAACTATGTCATCAGTTGCATAAACATAACTTAATACTAACAGTGTCCACATTACGGATTCTCCTTGATCCATGTACATTCTGAAATATCATCATTTTCCATCGCCAGTTAACCTATTTTTAAACTCGTTAAACTCTTCGCGAAGTTTTTCAAGGTTGCGCTGTAGTTCCCAGACTTCGCCTTGTAGATTTTGGTGTTCCCAAATGTCTACCTTGTTATCCAAATCATCATCCATTTAGGGATTCTCCTTGATCCATGTACATTCTGAAACGTCTTCAGGCGTATCGTACATTCGCTTGCAAGTTTCATAAGGATGAAAGTACATTGCTACTGCCCATCCTGCGATAAATGCTATTGCTAGATAAAAGTATTTCATCCTTGCTGTGCCTTGTGCTGTGCAACCTTTTCTGCTTTAGATAAATCACTAAATCTATCAGCAACCTTTCTTAAATCTTTTCCATGGGTACCAAGACTTTCTAGTTGCCTAGCAATATTGTGCAAAAGAATAATCATGTCACCGTCTGTTAATGGTGTACGTCCTTCAGGTAATTTAGACATTTTCTTTCTCCGATACTCTTTTTCGTAAATCGCTTGATGAAAAGCGATGATCTCTTTTGTTAAAATATAAATCTATGTCACGTTTACGACAAATATCTTTGCCAGTAAAGTCTCTATCTCTATACTCTTCTCCTAATATTCTAACATCAATATGATACATTGTCAAGATATCTTCTAGGTCTTTTTCGCTAGAATATGGAACTATTTCGTCTACATAGCTTACTGCTTTTAGTTGAGTGTAACGCTCTACAATAGTTTGTATTGGAGCGTTCTTATCTGTTCTATCTTGACTAGGGTCAAATTGTAACCCGCAAATCAAATAATCACATTGTTCTTTTGCTTCACGCAACATTTGTACGTGACCTGCATGTAGTAGATCAAAGGTCGAACAAGTGAAGCCTACTTTCATTCATTATCTCCTAGTAGATTATCATTACTATTTCCAAGCATTCCTTCTCGAATGTCGTAAATTTGTTCGCCTTTAATCATTGTGATAATTGTATTGGTGAGATCAACTTCTCTACGCAAATAACCTATTTTACGTTGTAATTCTTCTAGTTCTTTGAGATAAAACTCTAGTTCTTGTTCTTTGCGTAGTTTTTGTTCTATAAAATCTGAAATAAGGATAATACGTTGTTCTTCGCTCATATCAATCTCCAAAATCAAATAGGCTACTGAAGGTATTGTGTTGTTTTGTATCTTCTAACGGATAATCTAACACGCCTATTAAGTTATCTAGCTTGTTGTCAATAATTGTTTCTGCCATTGCTGCATCGTCAAATGGCAGTTCTTTAAACCAATCAGGTAGTCTTAGCTCATCTGTTGGATATGCAACAGAAGTATAACCTAGTGGGTTCTGTTTTAGTTTACAAACAATAACTTTCATACCGTCTACAATCTCTTGCGAATACTTGTCACCGTTCATACGTTTTAGTGTATTCCAGTTGATACTTGCTCGAACGTGTCCGGGCATGTTTGCTTTACCCTGCTTTTGCTCTAAACGCTGATAGTGTCCAATCTTGTTTGCACGTTTGGGCGAACCTTTCTCCCAACCTGGACGTTGTTCAAATTCTTTTCGGAATTCGGTTATGCGATCTAGGATTTGTTTTTGTGGTGTGTCTTGCAGTACCATAAGCAAAATCTCACTCAAGAACTCTTGCATAAACACAGGAGTATCCGAACGTCTCAAGTCTAAACCCATTGCTTTAACCTTGCCTGGCTTGCCATCTACGTCTGAACGGAAACCTTCGGTATCATATACAAGTGCTGCATAACGCTTCTTTGTAATGTATAATCCGCTTTCAGCAACAATCTCTCTACCTGCCGCAATAACATCTGAACGGCTCTTTGGACAATGGAATGCCTTGCCCATAAAGTCTATAAACGTACTATTTGCTTCGTCTGCAACTTGATCATACAGTGTAATTACATTGTCTTTTGTCCAAGGAATATTACCTGCATCAATTTGTTCCTTAAGAACGGGATATGCACTAAAGTATACAGAGTCTGTGTCACCATAGATAACACTTTTACCTACGTGATCATATTCACCGGTAATAACTTTGTTAACTTCAGCACTCATGTGCTTAACAATAGTACGACCAGTTAGTGTAGTCGACTGTCCTATCCTTTTGTCAAAAAATCTACAGCCAGGATTAAGAATGGCCCCGTAAAGAGAGTTAAGATTAATTTTCTTAACAAGTTGTCTTTTGTCCCAAAATGCAATTTCAGCATCATTGCCTGCGTCTTTTGCCTTTTTAAGCATTTTCTGTAAGTCTTTTCGTTCTGCATACCACCTCTTTAAAATACCTGGAATTACACCTTCAAACTCTGTAGTAAATATAGTACCATTAGATGAAAGCATCCATGGCATATGACTGTCAAATATGAGTTGATAAATCTCTGCACCCGATAGTACATCCGACCTACCATCCTCCCAATCAATCGTAAGTGCAACGTCTTTGCGCCGCTCCATAACTGCTTCGTATTCTTCTGTTGCAAATCTACCTTCCCAACTTCCTGCAAAAGATTTTTTCTTTAGATTCATATCTTCATGTACACGAGCTTCTGAAATCTCTGGCCGTATTTGACCTACGATAGTTTCTGGAGCCATATTTAATGCACGAATCACCGATGGATACAGGGAGTTTAAGTCCATTGATCCTATCCATTTATGTACACCCTTTTTGGGAAATGCAACATAAGCACCTGCTGCTTGTGTATTCTCATCATCACGCCTTGGTCTGTTAGGAACCTGTAGTCCTCTGTGATGTGCTTCATTAATAATTGCTTGTTCTGTAACAGCAACAGCACCCATTGTTGTTTGTAACAATACAGTATTTGCGTGAGCAAGTTCGTTTGACAAATCAATGAAGCGTAGTTTTTTATCTAGTTTGTCTAATAGTGCAACGTCTTGTCTGTTGTATTCGATAAATGTTTCAAAGTCGTTGTTGTACAGCTGATCAAGTGTACCTTCGTAAACAGTTTTGTTTTCGCCTACTTCTAACTCACCAATTGCATCCAATCGATATGTGTGACGCTCTTCATATGTGTATTTACGATACAATTCTAATGAGTCTAAATGCACACGACCTACAAAATCATATGTTTCTGATGTCTTTCCGAACTTCTCATATTCTCTTTTCTTGGGCATCTGTCCCCAAAGACAAAACCGTCTACAATCGTCGTTACTTAATACTCGTTTAATTCTATTTACAGTATACGGAACATCATAACCTTCTGAGTTCCAGCCGCTGTGGATATCAGCATCTTCTAACAAATCTAAGAAAGTTAGCAACATTTGACGTTCGCCGTTACCGTCTTTGTCATTTGTAAATAGAATTACATCATCGCCCCAGCGTTTTTTACACATATCAACGGCGTCTTCGTGCTTCATTGTTTTAGGTGGCACTGCAAGAGTAATTAGTGCATCTAGCCATTGTAAGTGTACAGTAATAGCAGTGATTGGCATAAACGGATCTTCAACTGGAGCAAATCCACGCTCTGGGTCAAAGTCCGTCTCAATATCCCAAAACGCAATGTTTAGTTTAGGTGCGTCTTGATTGAGATAGTTCTCACTTAAACATTGGAAGATTGGATTGATATCGCTTTCGAAAAGATTCTTGCCTTTGTTAATAGCAACTTCTTTGCGAAAGTCTTTTGTGTTCTTACACACAATGCGAGTTAAAGGATCTCCGTACACACTCTTGTACTTGCCTCGTGGATCCTCATAATAAAATGTATATTTTGCTTGGTATTCGTGGAAATGTCGCTTTCCATCTCGGCGTTCGACTACTCGAATAATATCCTGATCGCGATCAAAGAAAGCGTCTACGTAACTCAAATTTTTCTCCTCTGTTGCTTATTGGCCAACTTAACCATCTACATGCCCTGTGGGCGTTATAACACTAGTCCTGCTACATATATAATAGTTAGTCCTGTATTCATAACTACTAAACTTTTTTCTTTCCAAAGCACACCTACTAATGTCCACATACTATTACTTATAATAAACGCATAAACATAAAAAGGATACACATTAAATGCTGCTAATATTGCGGCCGCAAGTAAACATCCTGTGCTAAGCCATGCTAACCATTGATAAGGTTTTACCACCATTGTGCAGCTACTCCATACCCAAATATATTAACACAACTAAAGTACATTGTCAAGAGCATAACCCATGCAGCACCCCTTCGAAATGCTGCATAGGCTTGCGTTATACTACCAATAAAAAATCCTGGATATACAACAAGCATATTAGGGCTTCCTGCATTAAATGCAAGTGTAAGGCTTGCACTTACTGTAAAAATGAAACTTACTAATTCAAAATAAAATGCAGTTCTGTCACTAGAATAACTTGTTATCCAAAAACTTTTTATACTGTTCACTTGTCATATCCTAATGTTGCAACAAGCGTTTCGAGATCTTCATGTGCATCTGCATGCATATCCCAATCTCTATTTTTTGCAATTTTAATTGCTTTATTAATTAAGCTCGGCTTAATATCTAATTCTTCTGCCACAGCCTTAACTGTATCCTTAAGACCTGCTTGAAGATCTTCTACTTCCTGCATGACAGTCACACCTTCGCGAACGAGACGTTCTAGTTTTGCTTTTTCTTCAGCACCATAAGTACGATCACTCATAGTATCCTCCTTTGAGTTTAAATTAATTATAGTTGATTATTTGTTCTTTGTCAAGCTACCTTTTTATATTGGTCATACCAATACTTCGAAGAGTCTCGAAGTGTTTCATTTGCTTTTCTTATATATTCGAGTGTTTCAAGCAAAGTTGTTTTACGGTGTTCATCGACCGAGTCATCATATTTAAAATGATCCTCGATGATTTCTTGAACAAAGTTAATATAAGGACATGTGTTAGGTGGAACCTTGGGTGCTTTGTCCTTACAAGATTTAATACGATTATCTTTTGCAGAAACTCTAGGCATTTGATTCTCCAAGTATAGTATACTCTGTTGAGTTTAAATTAATTATAGTTGATTATTTGTTCTTTGTCAAGAACTTTTTATGGTAGGCTTCATCAAAACCTTCTTCATGATAGCAGTTTTCATGATTACCCCAAAGTCTTTTAAAATAACCGTCATAACATGCTCTTATAGTATCTTCTGTAGAATTTAAATGTCCCTTTACCATATAAAAAATCCTACACATTTCTTTATGACTTGGGTTGGTCATTTCACATATGCTCCAATTCGTCCATGTATATCTGGATAATCTCTGTACATGTAACCTTCGGGAGGATCTATTTCTTGTCCTTCCCAAACTGGAATGAAATGTTCGATACCTCCGTTAAAATCTTCGTTTTTACGCAAATGCACTTCTATTAGATTGCCGTTTATAAATTCACAATTTATCCATTCGTACTTACTTCCTAGATTAGTTAATACACTAGGAAATGGAATGTGATCATTTACTTTAATCCATTCGTTCCATTGGGTGAAATTATCATTATCTTTTTTACCTTCTACACATAAACGTTGTATACCCCAATTGTAATCTATACTGAGATGTAATCCTTCAAACCATTCGCACCAAAAATGACCTACTGGTAAGTGCATAGTCTCTTTGACCAACCATACCTGTTTAGCACCTAGTCCTAAGCCGAGCATATTAACGCATGGGCGGACAATATAAAGCCCGGGTTCAGGAACATCTTGTCCTACCGGGCCACATACATATCCTAATTTTCTTGAAAGTATTAATTTATCCATAACCCAGATATCATCTGGGTCAACTGTTTGCCATACTAAATCTTCTGCTGTGTCATTTATAATCATTCAGCGCTTTTAATAATTGTTCTTTGATAGATTCCTGTTTTGCACGTTTTGTTGCAACAGCGTACATCACACTTTCAGCATCATCACCATAACGTTTTTCGAAATCACTTTTGTGTTTTTTAAGTTTTTTTACATTAGCTTCACGGCTGCGTTTTTCTCCGCCAGTAAGTTCTCTTTCTCCTATAGGAGCATCTAAAGTAGGCCAGCCTCCAGAGGGCCTTTCCTGTCGAACTAAAAGTTTCATAAGTAGGTCTTGTACCATTCTGGTCCACACCTCTAAAATCCCGTCATGCAACCCTAACTCTGCTCCACACCTCTGAATTTTATCTCTAGCTTCGCCTACTGTGCTTGAAGAATCAAAGTGATCTTCACCTACTAGTTTATCTTTTAAAGGATGTGGTTGTTCGCCTGTGGTACTCGGCTTGCTTGTGCTGGGCATAGGATCAGAACCTTTTGCTTGTCCTGCACTACCAGTATGTTGTTTTTCTGTTACACCTGCAAGTTTTGCAAAATCTGATAAACTATCAATACCTAATGGCATTGATCCTTGTGGTACTTCTACACTTTCTTGCACGTAATCTTTAGTAGGAGCAACACTTTCTTGCGTCTTACCGGCCATTGACATAAGAGCTTCTCTGTCTGCTATAGGATCACTTGGAAACAACCCCTTCATCATTTCGCTCATTTTATAAAAATCTGTCATATCACCCTCTACTCATTACTAATTTAATTGCGGTGTCTAAATCTTTTTTTGTAAAATGGCCTCCTAGCTCTTTATTAACATTTCTATATAACCACTGTGTGCCATGTCTTCTAAGATTTTTATCTACCCATGGGACTAATATAGTATCCATATCGTCGCCAAATCCATGCCATAAGGTTTTACCTAATTTTGAAAGCCAAGATTCGTCTTCGTATAGTTCTTGTATCTTCATTTTCCGCTAGGCACACATTTGTCTTTGCCATTTTCTGTACCAGCAAATTTGTAACCTTTCCAGCAAGCCTTGCCGTCAGATCCTTGTTCTTTACCTGCATTGTTTTTTGCCTCTTCAATTGCTTCTTGTGGAAGAGTGCGCCAGCTAGGATTTCCACAATCTGGACAAATTGTGCTGTTAGATTTTTCTGCTAATTTTTTTGAAAGTGTTTCTTTATAGTTTGCAGATTCTGTAGACATTTGCTGCATCATCGATCCGCCATCACCAAATTTCATGTCGTAATCTAGAGAATGAAATACACTAGACATGTAATCTGCTGCTTTAGTAATTTTTGCTTGTTGCCAGCCTTCAATACCTTCTGCTTCACTAACTGTTTTTAGCATATCATGTAGCTGTATAGCATACTTTGCAATTTTGTATAAATCAGAACGTGCCATTTGGACTTCGTGATCCATTTCAGCACGATGTGCCATATCTCCTAGGCCTTCTTGTATTTTTTTCATTCTCATTGAAACACTCCTATTATAGTGTATTTATGCTTTTTTTCTTCTTCTTCTGTTTTTCTTAGAGCCTGCTCTAGTAATTGTACCTGGTCCTCCGTTTACAAAACCATTGCCGCCTCCAGCAAATGCGCCTCCTATGCTGCCAGCACCTGTGGCTCCTGATGTCATTTCTAATATACCTTCTTCGGTAGTGATTG